GGTCCCAGTGGGGATATACACAAGCCTACGCTACGAGAATCATGGATAACGTAACTCCGACGCCTTCTCAGGCCGAGGAGCCGACCGTAACTGAGGGGTGATCGAATGGGGTGGTATGAGTCCGTTCGGGACGGAATTTACGAGGCGCTTTGTGCCGCTTTCGGACTTGATCCCGACAGTCAGGACGCCCTCGCAAGGTTTGTTCCGGCATACGTCGAGGACACAGAAACACCTCAGGCGCCCAGAAACGTAAACCTCTGTTATTTCAACATTGAGTCCTACTCCGGAGAGCATGGCCTCAATTACATCATGCAGAAACAGGTTGCGGCAAACGGTCAAACGAAAACGAGGATCGCGAAATCCGTTCCGTGCAGTGTTCTGGTCACGTTCTACGGACCGACCGCTGATGACGACGCGGAGAACTTCTGGTCCTTGTTTCAATGGGATAATGGCGCGACAAGTCCGAGAGGAGTCCTTCGGAAGAAGGGCATCGTACCGATTGGGACGCCCGAACGTCCAGTATCTCTCTATGAGGTTGAAGGCACATACCAAAGGCGAAGGTCTGACGTGCGTGTCAATCTCGCATATCTGGATATTTCCGAACATACCAGTTCGGAAGTTGATACTCCGCCTGAGGTTACTGTCAAGACCTCAGACGAATAATTGGCGCGAAAGCGCCAGAAAGGATGACAAGGATGCTTAATATTGATCCTATTGTGCATATCGACGTAAATGTGGGAACTACACTGGCATCTGCGGGTGTGTTCGATGTCGGTGCGATCATCGGATCGACTGCGGTAGTTGGCAAGTTTGATTCATCTAACCGCTACAAGGCTTATGCCTCCCTTGCCGAGATGGCGGCAGACGGCTTCCAGACTACGTCTGACGAATACAAAGCCGCCGCAAAATATTTCGGTGTCGATCCGGCTCCCAAATCTCTGGTCATGATCTTCTGCAACGCGGCCTCCGGCTCCGAGGAAACTCCCGTCGAGGCGATCGTGGATGCGATCAACAAGGGTGCTGAGTTCTATGCTGTGTACTGGATTCCCGCCAGTGGCGTAAGCCAGTACGAGACCAAACTCCGCGCCATTGCCGCCGCGTTCGAGGAAATGAACAAGGGTGTCGTGTTCTACGGTGTGACCGGTGAGGTTGACACTGTGACCGGCGCCTCCGCGCTGATGGCGACCCTGAAGGGTGACGATACCAAACGTGCCGTCGCTCTGTACTGCACATCTTCTGAGGACGATGCCGCAGGTCTGATGGGCGCCGCTATGGGCCTGTCCCGTGTGCATCAGGATGACGTGTTCAGCCTGTGCTACAAGTCCGTTGCATCCGCAACGATCAACAACATCACTGAGGCCGACGTCAACAAGATCAAGGCTGTGAACGGAAACGTCTACGTCCAGAGGACCAAGGGCCGCTCCTTCGTTGAGAACGGCGCTACTGCCTCCGGCATGAGGTTCGACGACGTCCTGTATGTCGATCGCATGACGTTCGAGATTCAGACCGCGATCTACGAACTGATCGCTGACAGTTCCGCGAAACTGCCGCAGAACGACAGCACGTCCGCCCTGTTCCTGAATGCCATCCACGGCGTTCTGGAGAACTATTACAACATGGGCGCTCTGGACACTGCCCCTTGGCGCGGTGCCGCCATTGAGGACAAGATCACGACCGGCGAGTACGTTGAACACGGACACGCTGAGTTCGTCGATTCCTTCACGCTCCAGAGTGACGCTGACCGGCTCCTGCACAAGGCAATGCCGATCACTGTTCTGCTCTGCCTGTCCGGTTCTGTTGAGTCGATCGAGATCACGGTCGATGTGCAGACCTAATGAAAGGAGTGTAGAAGAATGGCTAAACAGTCCTTTGCTGTCTATTCCCTGCCGGATGTCGTAACGGTCATGAACCATCCCGGCGTTGGCAAGTGTGTGCTTTCCAATGCGGGTGGAGGCCGGATCACTGTCGCGTATGCGAACGATATGGCGTCCGTGACCACGACTGCGACCGGCTATGTTGTGATCAACAAACTGGTGGCGAAGAACGGCTCCATCAGTCTGGAAATCCCGACGAACTCTGAAGCGGACATCTTCCTGCGCAAGTACATCAAGTACGTTGAACGGGCGAAAACCGGCGAGTTTGCCTTGGGTACCCTGAGCCTGACCGACCCGGCGGCGAACCGCGTCCTCAATTTTGTGGGCGTCGTTCCCCAGAAGAAGCCGGACGAAGGCTACGACCAGACCTCGGGCAACCGCCAGTACAATCTGCTGTTCGCGGAAATGACAGAGGCTTAACAACTACCACATCCTCCCGCCGTAGTGGCGGGAGGATGGTTTCTTTTGAGGAGGAAAAATCAATGAGAGACATCGTTAAAACTGTAAAGCATGAGTTTGGCGAAGAGGGAGCCAAGGAAGAAATGATCTTCCAGATTCACAAGATGAACGCCCTTGACGGAGCGTGGCTGATCAAGTTTGTTGCTGAAAAGATCATCCCGCTGATTGACGGGTTCAAGTCCGTCTTCTCTGTGACCGGCGAGATCAAGACTGAAGAAGAAATGAAGAAAGCGACCGAAGCGAGGGCAGAGGCGATCACCAAAATCCTCCCGGTGGCTCTGGCGTCCATCTCCAAAGAGGAACTGTATTCCTTCGAGAAACAGTGCCTGAACAGTGTCGAAATGATGAAGCCTGCCGGGTGGCAGAGAGTCATGTCCGGGGACACCTTTGGCGTGGAAGAGGTCGAATATGATCCTATTCTGGGTCTGGTCCTCTGCTATGACGTCATTGAGTTCAACTTCGCCGGTTTTTTCGGCGGAAGCGGCTTGAGTTCAGTCCTGCCCCGGTAAAGTATATAGCCGCTACTTGTGTCAACATCGAAAACGAATGGGTGTACGCCCCGGTCCTTGCAGGAATGTGGAAACAGCATGAACTCTGGGATGGGACGTACACCTTTGACGATTTGCTTGACGCGGTCGAACTTATCCAAGTCAAGCAGGAAAACGAAAGAAGATCAATGGAGTCTTAAAAGGACGGTGAGATCATGAACGAGTATGTAATTCGGCTGTCGACCATGATCGACAACGACGGGGTTCAGCAAATCCTGAAATACATGGACATGACCAAGCTGAAAGCGCTCGGTCTGACCGCCGCCCTCTCCGGGATCGGTACGGCAATTTACAAGTTTGCCGCCAATTCCGCGAAGTGGGAGTTTGAACTCCAGAAGCTTGCAAAAGAGCAGGGGAAAACGACAGCCGCCGTCAACGCTTCGGAAAAGGCGCTGAAGGCGATGGGAAAGACCGCCGCCGATATCGAGAAGGATGAATCCCTGAAGAAGGTTTATGAGGATATCAAGAACTTCAATCAGGAGATGCAACTTCCCGGGATCAACAACGCTCTGGAGAACATCACCAAACTCCGGAATGCCTTCTGGAAGATGAAGTCCGCCCTCAACATGGCGACACAGTCGATTGCCAGACACTTCCTGAACAACATGGAGGCTCCGATCAAAAGGATCACTGGTGGACTGGATGATATTTCCGACTGGTTCCGTCTGAACCTGCAAGGACTATCCACGAAAGTGTCCCTTGCCCTGACAGACTTCTCCAAGGGTATTATTACAATCGGATCGGGAATTAACAATATTTTCCAGAGCGTCAGAAAGCTTCCTGACGATATCAAACGTATCGGTCTCGCGGTAGGTGGCGCTTGGGCGCTTGCAAAGGGCGGAACGCTTGCGAGAATCCTTGCCCTTGTCGGACTGACTGGTGACATCACACACGATTACGACAACTACCAGTGGAATAAAGAAAACCAAAAGACCGGGAAATATACAAACGCGGACGGCTCTCCGTATCAGATTCCCATCGGCCTTGGGGACATCTGGCAAATCTGGGACGGCCCTGACGGCGTCCGCGATAAGACCAAGAAAACCGCAACAAGGCTCTTCGAGATGATCAACAAAGGTCTCGAAGACACGATGAACTTCCTCAACAAATCCGGTGGAAGCGGTCTGACGGAATGGATTACGAAATACATTACCGGCGACCTCGGGGAGGCGTTGGGTGGAATCGTTGAGTGGGTTAAAACAAAAGAAGGAAGAGGAGAGTTAGCAACATTCGCCCACGATCTTTTGTTCTCGATTGCGAGTGTTCTGAGCAAAGGCGGCGAAATCGGTACAGAGATCACCTCCGGCGTGGCACAGCTTCTGTTCCAAGCATTTACAACAGGTACAGATTGGGAAACGGCTTGGAAAGAGTCAAACATTAAACAATTCCTGAGTACAGACAATGCGTTTTCTGTTGGCCTGCATTCTGCTCTGGAAGTGGCGCTTGCAGGCGGAAACCTCATGACGTCTGTTATTTCCGGCGCTATCGCGGGATACCAGAACTCCAGAAAACAGGCGCTTAGGAAGCTATATGACGATAAGATTGCCGAAGGTTGGAAGCCAACAGGGGAAGCGGTTGGCCCGAACGATGAAGGGTTTTACACTTGGCTTGAGGGGCAGTTTGGAAGCGACCCGGGACTCGAAAAGTATGTTGGGCAGGACCTCGCAGATGACCTAAGCACTACGTTCAACACGATCCTCGAAATCGCGTCGAAGGGCATTAAGATCGCGGACTCCACAGCAGGTCTGGTTGTGAAGCAGATCATTCAGGGCATCGCTGATGCTCTCAAGCGCAATCCCAATGACGGCACGAAGATGGGGACCGTTCTCGATAAGGCTCTATCAGACCTCGGAGAAGACAATGCCGTATTCAACGCTATCTCCCTTGGTTTGGGGACATGGATCGGCACAGGAAACTTTGGGACGGGCATTGTTGTTGGCATCGCAGACGCGATCAACAGCTATGCAAATGACCCGCAGAAAATGGGAGAGGACTTCAAAAAGGTTGGAGATGCCCTCGATACCCTCTGGAATGGCGTTTGGGTTGCGAGTGAACACGGAAACTCAAAGATAAGGGAAGGCGGTCTCAAAAAACTATTTGAGGGTATGTGGGGAGGAGAGGACGGCCTCAAGGCTAAGTTTGATGACATTGCGTCAAAAATCACAGCATGGCTCGACCCGATCAAAGAAGCTGTCGTGAACTGGTTTAACGGCCTTATTTTGGACATAACTGAACAAAATCCGGTTCTTAAATGGCTGTTTGGAGATCAGAACACATCTCAAGTTTACAGCGATGAAGATGGGAATGTTTCTGTTCTCTCCTCAAATGGTCAAAAGAAAACCTTCTACGCCGGTGAGAACGGAGAATCCGGAATAAGCAAAGATGCCAAAGAAGTCCTTGAGCGCCTTAGTGGATATTATAGACTTGACGAAAACGGAAACGTAGTCATGACCCACGGAGGCGACAAATACTACACAGAAGTCCAATCTCAGAGTTTTGCGGGATGGTTTGGCGGAAAAGACAAGGTTGGCCTTAAAGAAGTCCTGCAATACATCATGGATAACGGCGTTCTTCCCGGAGAGGGAGACAGAGGAAACGCCAAGATTCAGGGGATTTACGACTTTAACCTTGATAATGCTGATGCTTTGCTTGAAGCGTTCGGAATCGAAACCGTAAACACCGGCGAACCTGCCGGTGTAGGCGCTTCCGAAGGTCCGAACATAGGCGCTTCAGCGGGTAGAGGAACGCCAAAGCCAAGGGCAACGCTTGCAAGCATGGGAAAAGCAGATGTTGGCTCTGGCGGAAGCGGAGAAAAAGATGGTCTTGCGAAACTTGGGGATGAAGCAGACGCCGCCGCCGGAGAAATCCACGGCGCGGCTGAGTCCTCCAAGGGCATGGAGCAGGCATTCAACAAGTTCGGGTCCTACCTTGAACAGGGTGCCGCAAAAGCCGAAACCTTTGGTGACCGCGTCAAAGGCTCTTACCTGAAGATGGAAGATGACCTGTCCGGCGTCGCTCCTGCCGCAGACACAGCAGGTGGCGCCCTGACCGGCCTTGCCAGTGCGGCGAGTTCAGCCGCAGGCGCTCTGTCAAGCATAAGCGCCGCAGGTGGAGGCGGAGACGGAGGCGGAGCCGGAACCGGAGGTACCGGTAAAGCGTGGGGCGGTCGTATCGGTCGCCGCATGGACGGAGTAACCATCGGTGAAGATGGCACTGAATACGTCATCCCGATCACAAAACCCGAACGAGCCGCCCAGTTGATTCAGCAAATGTTCGGAGAAATGGGATCGTCCGCATTGCAGAAAGTAATGGCGGGACTTGGTCTCGGAGAATCCGGCACAAACGGCGCTTCTCTCGACTCGCTCAAGACCGCCCTCGGCGGCTCTGGGATGACGAACAACATCAGCGTAAACGCTCCGGTGAACATCAACGTCAACGCCAACGGAGCAGACGCCAAAGAGATCGGGACTTATGCATACGATCTTGCTGAACGTCATCTGATCAAGAACGTGATGGGGGTGTATGCGTGATGGCTAAGTCTGTAAGAATCAACGGTCCAACCTTCACGTTAAACTCGACGTGGACTTGCTCTGAGCAAGAAAAAAACAAGACCGTCAATGAGGTAGTCAACGGAGCCATAAACAAGACGACCCAAAAAACAAAAGGGTGGTATATCAACGGCGCTCCGAGCGCCGCTTCCAAAGAAGTGAAGTTGGCGTACTCTTTCAGTTCCGGCTCCAAAATCCTTTCAGCGAAGATCGTTGTGAAGGTAAAAACGAGCAACGGCGGCGTAGGCGCCCTCACGGCAAACGGCGACAACATGAAGAGCCAAGGTGGGGGCGTCTACTCGTCTGACGTCAGGCTTTCCTCCACGTCTACTGTCGGCTTCCCGGTTGTTTTCAAGTTCAGAGCAAACGGCGTCCGATACGCTGACACGAGTGTCCACTCCTGCAAGGCAACATTCGAGCAGGTTTACCTTCAGATCGAATATGAAGGAAGCGTTGTTTCCTCGAAGGATGTATCTGGTCCTTCCGCAAATCAAGGACTTTCTGTACCTCCGCAGAGCGTGTGTATCTACGACAAAGCGGACAACTCGATTTATATGTTCGACGGCGTGATCAAAGTACAGCACACACTTTCTGTTGACTTAGCTGAAGAGCCTGAACCGAAGAAGAAAGACTACTATGTGAACAACGCCTTCAACGAGCCGGATAAACTTGTTCTGGAAGTCCTAATGTCTGATGTATATTCAGGCGGAGGTTCTATCATCGCGAACGCAGGCACTCTGTCCAACGACCAGAGAGCCGCGTTCAACGTGACGAAGACCTGCCTGAAGGCACGGGACCAGAACTCTTGGACCAGATCGGAACTGGCGTATTATACGCTTCACTGGCTGAAGGAACAGCGCCGGAAGCTGATAGTGATCACTCCACAGTTCATTTATCTTGACATGATCATCGCAAGCGTGACCGTCAACCACGAGGACACAACTCCCTTCGGGTGGGAAGGCCAGATCGGATTCCAACACGCCTTCCAAGAGATTGTGAAGAAGAACAAAAAGAAGAAGGAAGAAACCACTGGCGGAGACGGAGACGGCACTCCTAACCCGGCAGGAGTAGCCGGTGGATTCTGGGACACCGTCCTCGATAATGCGAAAAAACTCATGGGGGGTAGTTGACGTTGAAACTGAAGTTCATCACGCCCATCAAGGATTCGCTGAATCAGGTCATTACGCTGAATCTTGAAATCGGTAAGGAAACGAAACGTGTCCGGCTTTCACTGATCTATCAAGAAAAAACAAACCTATGGTACATGAGCCTTTCGGACGTTCAGACCGAGGAAGAATACCTGTCGAACGTGCCTCTTCTGTCTTCCGGAACGAACGCAAATAACCTATGGGAGCCTTTCTATTACAAGCGGGTTGGCCTGTTGTTCTGCTATCCGAAGAGCGATTCACCCTCGACTCCGAACCCGTCCAAGGACAACCTCGACGAGTTCTATATCGTTTGGAGTGATGGCATTGTATGACGAATTTCGACCGCTTACCCTGAAATCGGGCGGAGAACAGGTTGCCGAAGGGATGAGGATCAGGGTTCAGGGATCGAAGAACATGACACTTTTGTGTGACTTCTTCCTCTTTGAAATCTACAACCTTTCAAATGTCGATCTGGCGATCATTCAGGAAAACAAAATGCTATACGCCTACGGAGAGTCCGGTGGCCTGCTTTGCTGTGGTGAAGTGGATGACATCTACACCCGAACGGACGGATCAAATGTGGTCACGACCATCGCGGTGGTGGACGGCAAAAGCTTCTTCTCGACAAAGGTCAACCGATCCTTTGGCGGAGGAACGACAATCAGTCAGACGTTCAGGGGTTTGGTGCAGAACGCCGCTATCGGTGCTTTCGTTGCCAACGACTTCAAGCTGATCCGTGGGCAGACTTATTCCGGTCGCCTTGCGGATTGTATCTCCGATCTGGCAAAGAGCGTTCACGCCCGGGCGTTCATCACGAACGGAACGGTGTTCGTCAGCGCCAAGGGGAAAACCGCCGACATCATCAATATCAATGAATCAGACGTACTGGACTCCGAGAACGCTTCTCCCGGACTCAGGAACGTAAAGACGATCATGAAGGGGTATGCGGTTGGCGCCCTTGTTCAGCTTGACGGAAAGCAGTACCGTCTTGTTTCACAGAAGATCAACGCGGACAACTTCAAAGGGTCGTGGGACTCGACTCTGGTCCTTGTGGACGAGAAAATGCTTCCCGCCAACGGAATGGAGGGAGGATAAATGAGGATAGACGAAGTAATTCAGCAACCCGGGCAAAAGGAACGGGCGCTGAAGAACGATATTCTGAGAAGCCTCCATGTGGCTGTCCCGGGCGAGATCGTGACCTATGATCCTACAAAGCGGACGGCGGTCATACAGCCGACGATCCGCGAGTGGAACAGCACGGAGAACCCTCCGCTCCTGACTGACGTGCCGGTGTTCTTCGCGGGGAACTACACCTTCACTCCCCAGAAAGGGGACGGGTGCCTTGTGGTCTTCGCAGACTCCTGCATAGACGCTTGGCTCCAGAACGGCGGGGTATCCACTCCGGTCACAGCCAGAAGCCACAGTATGTCTGACGGCTTCGCGTTTGTCGGGTTCAACCAGACCGGCGGAACTCCGATGCCTTCCGGAGACGCAGGGTTCGTTGTTGCGACCTATACAGTCACAAACACGAGCGGTTCGTATTCACACACGTTCACGGACGCGGACATCAAGACAGACATGAAGCCTGTGCAAATCGAGTACGGGAACATTGACGCCTTTGGTGCAGACGTTGAAGTCACGCCCGGGAACGGAACGCTCAAGATCGAATGCGATGATGTGAGCGGGACCTCTACAGTTACGATCACGCTCCTCGGTTAAGGAGGGATTGAATGGCGAAGACCAAGTTTAACATCTGGAAGCGCCTTCAGGCGATCGTGTCCGATCCGTCCGCCTCCGGAAACAGCCTCACTTTCATCAAAAGCATCTCTCAGGATAAAAACGGAGTGATCAACCCGTCGAAGGCGACTGTATCAACCATGACAGGCGCCAGTGCGAATGCAGACGGAGAGATCGGTCTTGTTCCAAAGCCTTTGATCGCAGACGTCGCCAAGTTCCTCAAGGCGGACGGAACATGGAGTTCTGTTCCGTGGAGCGGAATATCTGGCAAGCCATCGTATTACGATGCTAAGGCGATCAAGAACATCACACGATCAGGGACCACGTTCACCGCAACCTGTATGGATGATACGACATTCACATTCACACAGCAGGACAATGACCACTATGCGTGGTCTGACATCACAGGCAAACCTTCGTACTATGATGCAAAGGCAGTAAAAAGTATTACCCGGTCCGGAACGACATTTACAGCCACTTGCATGGATAATACGACATTCACATTCACACAGCAGGACAATGACCACTACGCATGGTCTGATATTACAGGCAAGCCTTCGTACTATGACGCGAAGGCGATAAAAAGCATTACTCGGTCTGGCAACACATTCACATATACTTGTATGGATAATACAACAGGGACATTTACTCAAAAGGATAATGACTCTGCAAATACTGCCCCTTCGACCAGTTCCAAGTCAGGCACAGGTCTAACTGTTGACTTCTACAAGTTTGGGAAGATTGTGATTGGGTATCTTCACGGGACAACGAGCGCCGCGTATACGAAGGACGCTACGATCGTTACGGCAGATTCCGGGTATCGCCCCGCATTCGACTTTTGGACTCCCGCTACCATTGGATCGGCAACTACACGTCTTGGAATGACGACCGGCGGCGTCGTTAAGCTGAACGCCGCAGTTGCAAAGTCCACTATTTGCAGTTGCGTCTTTGTATTCTATGTATCGTAAGGAGAAGATAAAATGAAAGGTTATTTTGTGTGCAGAGCCGTAAACAGACCTGATGGAACCACAGCGGCTCCGGTTGAAAGCAGAGACACTTACGAAGATGCTGAAGCGCTGTTCTACACAAGATGCGGACAGGCGAGGAACGCTGTGAACTCCGGCGAAAGCCTGTCGGACTGCGTAGTGTTCTTTGAGGCAAACGGAAACATTTGCGAGAGCAAAGGATGGGTAGCGCCCACAAACCAAGATAGCGCAGAATAAATAAAATCAGGAGGAGAAAACAATGGAGGCTATTCACGGAAACAGTTTCACAATGAACACGACGGAATCTGAGATTCATCTCAGGTTCAGGACCGTTACTCCGGTGTTCGACCAGAACGGGAACCGGATCGGTGATGAGGTTGTCAAAGAGACGATAGTCATTATGACTCCTGATGCCTACAACGGGTTCCGCCGGATGATCGACATGGCGGAGAGGTCGGCAACAAAAGACCAGTAAAGAAGGTGATTCGATGCACGTTAGACCGCTCGACTCGAACGGGGACATCACTCCGGTCTACGACCTGAGCCAGTTGATCTCCGGAAGCGAGGCGATCTCGCAGGTGATCAACCTCCGCCTTCACTTCCTTTATGGCGAGTGGTGGGAGGATGAGGAAATGGGGTTCCGCATTCCTGACTTCCTTGTGGCGAACGCAAGGCGGAGGGACGTGGAACTTCTGGCGAAATACGTTTCAGCTTACATCTCTGAGACTCAGGAGGTCCGGGCGGTCACAGGCATCGTCACGGGGATCAGGGATCACACGATGACTTTCAGATGTTCGGTCCTGACGACCGAAGGACAAAACGCTTCCGTGGAGGTGAACCTTAATGGCATACTTTGAACCCTATATTGACGCGGACGGAATCCATGTTCCCTCCTACGGAGACATCATTGACTGGCTGACGGACCAGTACAAGGCGATATTTGGCGAGGATGTGTATCTTGGAGAGGAGACGCCAGATTATCAAATCCTTTCAATTTTCGCGAAATGCATGGAAGACTTCGGGGCGCTTGCAGTTGAGGCTTACAACGCCCGTGATCCCCGGTATGCTTCCGCTGACGCCCTCGATGGTCTGGTGGAACTGCTCGGTCTGATCCGGAAACCGTCCACTGCATCGACAGCCGTTCTGACCCTGAGCGGAGAGGAAGACACTGAGATTCCGGCAGGCAGTCAGGCGATCGACCAGTCCGGCAACCTCTGGACCACTCAGGAAGATGTGACGATCCCGGCGGCGGGAGAGGTGACGGTTGACTCCGTTTGCGAGACTCTGGGGGCGATCGTCGCTCCGGTCGGCGCGATCAACGCGATCTACACTCCGATCCCGGGGTGGTACTCCGTGACGAACGAGGAGATCGCTGTGACTGGAAGGGACACTGAGTCCGACGCGGAACTCCGCCAAAGGTTCGCAGACGCTCACGCATCGACCAACAGCGGCGTGTTTGACTCGATCATTTCTGGACTTCGGTCTGTTTATGGGGTGACGTTCGTTGGTCTGGTCCAGAATGACACAGGATCGACCGACTCGAACGGACTCCCGGCTCATTCGTTCTGCGCGATCGTTGAGGGCGGGGACGACGACGAAATCGCGGAGAAGGTTTTCTCCCTGAAGCCGCCGGGAGTGGCGACATACGGGTCAACCACAAAGACCGTGGTTGACTCCTACGGCAACTCCAACACAGTGAAGTTCTCCCGGGCGACCTCGGTGGGTGTTACCATCACTGTTTCGATCCGGGCGTTCGCTGACTACGATTCGGACCGGATCGACCAGATTATCAAAAACGCTCTCGAGTTCGACATCAACGCCCTCGGGATCGGGAAGAACTGGAACGTGACGATGGGGTATAAGGACATCTACTCCTCCTTCGACGGAAGCGATCTCCCGTTCACGATCACGTCGATCTCTGCTACGAACACGCACGGGACCAGTACGTCCGAAATGGAGTGCGGGTACAGCGAAAAGCTGTTCACTGACGACAGCAAAATCACGATTTCGGTCGTGACCTAAGGCGGTGATCACATGACTGAAGAAGAACGGGCATTGTTCATTGCAGACACGGAGAACTATGCTTCTCTGCTGACGTCTGATCTGTATAGCAAACCGAAAACAAACGAACTCGCCCGGTCGGTCGTCCGACCGGGTATTGATTTGAGCATGACCGTCCAGAGCATCACGATGGCTTTCAATATCGACAATGCCAACGGGGATCAACTGGACATCATCGGGGAGTATGTCGGACTGCCTCGCCTGCTCAATTACGCTCCCGCAACCGGCTCCCGGGAGATGGACGATGAAGAGTACAGATTGTCATTAAAACTCGCCGTCGCCCGGAACACATGGGACGGCTCCTTCGGGTCTATCGAGAAGGTCTACAAAGAAATTCTGGGCGATGAGTATTCGATCGTCGTCAAGGATAATCAGGACATGACGATCGAGATCGACGTCTATGGTGACGTTTCTACCCGGATGCTCGAGATATTCGAGAACGCCGGACTTCTGCTGATCCCGGTGGGTGTTGGCAAGACGGTCCAGACTGAAGGCGGAACCGTATCAACTGACCTGTATATGGGCATTGGAATTTCTTCGATCGAACAGGTCGATTATGTTTATGCAGACTAAGAAAGAGGTGACTTGAATGGCATGGACTGGCGTTGTTACCAACGCAGGACGGGACCTGTTCGGGAGCGGCGTCGCTCTGGAAGTTGATTCCGTCAGGACAGGATCAGGAACCATAGCGGATGGGAACATGAGGTCCGCAACGGCTCTGGCGACAGAGAAGGACAAGGGTCTCGGTTACACAACTGGTAGCCAGACGATCGTTGAATCCCAGAATGTTCTCAACAATAGCGTACAGATCAAGATGAGGATTGGCTCTGCTCCGAGTTCCATCGGTGCATACACAATGAAAGAACTCGGATTGTACATGAACTCCGCCGGTAGTTCCCCCGTCATGGTTGCGTACTTTAAGAATCCGGATGGAGTGGCGATCCCTTCGGCAGAATCCTTCCGGGACTTCAGCTATGTTCTCGCGGCTGTGCTTGCGGTTGACACAAGTCCGACGATTTCTCTTACGGTTCCTGCGGCGGCTCTGGTTTCAGAGGCGACGTTTGAAGAAGAAGTTGAGCGGATTGACGACGACATCGCCGCGAGGCTGAACAAGGATCAGGGGACCGAGAACGCCGGAAAGTTCCTGACGGTTGGAAGCGACGGGATTGTCATTCCTGCGGACATCACGTTCGAGGGTGCTACGTCCGGTGCGGCAGGCAAGAGCGGTCTGGTCCCGGCTCCGGCGGCAGGGAGACAGAACTATTTCCTCCGGGGCGACGGAACATGGGCGCTGACTCCTGACACTGTCTATACAGCCGGTACTGGACTGAGCCTTGCAGGGAATCAGTTCTCTCTTGCGAACAGCGGAGTAACAGCAGGTAA